AACGCAGCAAGTGGTGTTGTTGTACACGAAGCAAAAGATTTGATTTTAAATCGAGATATTACTTCACAAATTGATCTTACGCAGCAAGAATATATTTTAGCAGATGACCGAATTGACATTGGTTCCATAATAATTGAGGTCAGTGAAGATGGAGGTTCCACTTTTACTGAATACACCAAATCCAATGCGGTAAATACTACAATTAGTTCTAGCAGTAGAGTGTATTTTGTTGAGAGACTAAATGACGGAATAAAAATTATATTCTCGGCAAGAGGTGAAGGTGAGTATGTTTACAACGATGAGTTGGGAACAAATAGAAATATTTCTACTGATAATGTTGGTAGAAAAATTGTTGCAACCGATAGAGTAAGAATCACTTACTTTATTCCCTCCGGTGAGCAAGCAAATGGTGTCAGAACATTTGAGTATTCTGGTGCGGGGACAGTCGCTGTCGTTGGGGAAAGTTCCTTTGGATCAGATGGACCAAACCCAGATTTAATTCGATTCTTTGCACCAAAATGGTTTGCGGCACAAGACAGGGCGGTGACAAAAAATGATTACTATGCTCTCATATCGGATCTTGTCTCTCAAGATTCTAGTGTTGACGAGACGGTTGCTGTTTTTGGTGGAGAGGATTTAAATCCACCATACTACGGTAGAGTTTTTGTCTCTGCCATTACGGACTCTTCGGAAACCGCTTCTCAGGAAATCGTTGATAGGTTGGGTGAGAAGGCTCCCGTTTCGATTATTCCAGAATTTATTCCATACACAGATTTTAACCTCAACCTCGCTTACTCTGTAAATTATGTTGCAGGACAAACAACCAAGACAAAATCAGCGATCACTGGTTTGATTCAAGATGCAGTGAATGACAGATTTGGTGGTAATAAACGGTTCAACAATAGTTTTGTCCTCACCGATTTTATTGATGCGATTTTAGCGGTCGATCCATCAATCATTCGACCATCAATATCCTTGAGTCATACTATGACAACTGAGACAACGATAACCGCAGGGAAAAGAACTTTCATTTCATTTAAGAATAAACTTGACGATGGAATTGAAGGTCAGGCACTTTTCTCTTCGACATTTACTTCGGACAAATATAATCGAAGCGATGTTTACATTGTCGATTCTAGTTTGGAACCCGACATTTATGGGTACAGTCCTTTGTTCCTTGCAACAGATGTAGGCACAACCAGAGTAATTGTTGAAACTGGTGGTGTGGGTGACATTAATTATGAAACAGGATTGTTAAGAATCAATCCAGATGTAATTCAAGGAAATTCAGCAGTTACTTTCACAGCCAAACCAGAGTTTCTTGATGTTTTTGCCGGTCAAGAAATGGTCTTAAGTATTAATCAACGGGATGTAAGGATCATAGATCAGTAATGTTTGGATCAGTCTTTAAAAATACGGCAAAGAACGAAGAATACAGATTTAACGAACTGTTTTCTGATTATGAAAATCGTTTTTCGTCAATCCAAAGACAATATGAGCCTCAGTCATTTCCAGACTATCCCAGACCTGGAATTCCACTTAACAGTGAAAGAACTATTTCAGGTGTGGGTTACTACACTTATTATGATACTGCTTTACCAAAATATTTGTCCCTTTTAGGCTATACCGATTTTATATCGTTTGTTGAGCAATATTATGAATGGATGTATACTCTTGATCCTTGTGAGATAGATTTTGGTGCTAATTATTACATAACACCCGATGATGTTTACCGATTGATTGATTTTGAAAAAGTTGGGTTTGAATTTTATTTCCCAGACTACACCGATCCAACCGGAAATATTACTAATAGAAATCTGAGAAAACGAATAATGAAATCTTTCATCGGTCAATATGCGACCGGTCTTGAAAACAATTTCATGTTATCGTATGATCCAAGTGAATCTGGGTGTGTCGGGGCTGGAGTCGATGAGCGTTGGTTGGTTTTTGTTCTCAAAGAGATTCGGGAAAAATTTTACGCTCGAAAATCAAATAAAGAGGGAATCCAATGGTTATTGAGCACTGTGTATGGTGGATGGGTTCCAACACCGGAAGTTGAAATCTATGAGCCAAAACGAGATGTCTATCGTCTCGATGGTGGTGTTCCACTTGCGTATAACTTACCAAACAGAAACTTTGAAGATGGTATTTACTTTCATGGAACGGGAGTTGCATCTGCTCAAGTATTGCCCGACAACTGTTGGTATCATGACTATTCATATCTTCTGAGAATCAGAAGTGGTGGTGATTTAGAAGTTCCCGAAGATGAAACTTACAATATCATTAAGGAAATGATTCATCCGGCAGGATTACAACTTATCTTTAATAAGGAAAACGATGACTATATTCCACCAGATGATTTTGAAGGTGAATTTGGTTTAACAGAGACAACATTGATTGGTCATTACAATCCGTATAGAGTTACGGAAACTTCAGGATTGACTTATGGAACAGGTTGCACATACGATTTGGATGGAGATGGATCCGCAGACGCATTTCCAACACACAACCACCCAGGCTGGACAACGGATATCCCAGAAGGAACAGCATTTAATGACATTGAAATCGGAGATTTTTTCTTTCTCACACCAGCGTCACAGAGTCCGAATATAAATATTCCAACATGTTCTTAATTTATTAGAGGTTAAAAATGGTAACTACTCAACGATCACTTGGTATTGACAACGCAAAGACTCTCTATGATTTAATTAGAGGAGATCAAACAAATTGGCTTCTCTTCTTGGGTGGAGATAGTGGTGCAGATGTTCCGCTCAATAGCATTGACGATGACAACAAAGTTTGGGAGTCCTCTAACTTCTTTCAAAAGATAAGAAAGAGCGACGTTGAAATTGTCGCAAGACGAGTGAACTGGTCGAGCGGTAACGTTTATCATCCGTATGAATCATCGGGAATTCCAACTGGCGTCAGTGGACCAGAAAGAAACTATTACGCTCTAACTGAAGACGACGAAGTTTTTGTTTGTCTTGGAAGTAATGCAAAAAATAGAAAAGATTTAAATGGACAAAGCACTTCAACAGTAAAACCAACCAGAACAAAAGATAATCAAACTTTATCTGATGGTTATCGCTGGAAATTCTTGTACAAAATTGACGTTACTAAAATTAAATTCAAAACACCGAACAATATCCCCGTTCCCGATATTGATGAATATGATCCAATTTCATCTTCTGCCACTTTAAGTGAAGAGGCACTTAGACGAGGATGTGGAAATAATAGTGGTCTAACAGGATCGTGCTGCTTCTATCACAAAGAGGATGAGGTTGAGCCTGTTCTAGATACTTTGTTCACCAAAGGATCTTTTGACTTTTGTTTAGATAATGTTCCATGTGCAAAGTGTTTTAAAATTGCACGACGAATGAATAGAGAATTTACATATAAGCGAGGTGGGTTGTGTGCGGCAACAGGTGGTGCCACTGCGTGTGTAGCAAGTATCAGTTCCGATACTGGGTATGAAAAGGCACTTGCGAATTTGAAATTCTTCTCACCGAACTCAAACAACAAACTTCAGACAGAGGTTTATCGTGATGCTAAACGAGATGAAGGTCAGGTTCATAATGCGTTTATTGATTTGAGTGGATTGACTGAAAGTGAGAGAACAATTTCTACAAGTAACCCGGAAATCACACTAAGTACGCTAAGTGGAACTGGTGCTACTGTCATACTTACAACATATAAAAAAGATGGAAGCCATGTTGTTGATGGTATTCGTGTTGTCAACAAAGGTAGCGGATATCGTGATTTGACTTGTGTTTCTACACCGGGCGACTTACAGAATAGAGTTACGTTTAGTTTAGATTATCAAGGTGGACTTTTTGCAGATCCTAGAAGATTATTGGGAGCAGCAAAGGTCATGCTCAAATCTGTTGTTCGTGTGGATCAGATTCCAACGAATGCAAACACAAACCAGACCGTATTTAAACGATATGGAATTATTCGAGATGTTAAAGTGCAAAATGACACTTCATCATACGTTGCTGGCTCAAAAACAAACACGGATCAAGCAGAAACTTTTTCTAATGTTCACAAGTTTAAAGTGTCTCCTGGCTCATCCTCATTTAGTTTCACATCGGGTTCTGAAACCTTTGCTCGCTCTTCAAAATTCACAAATGTGACAAAGGAAAGCACGAGCAAGATTTCCTCGATTGGATCCAATCCAACTCAAATTACACCAAACAGTTGTGTTATTTTAAGTTCTAAAGACGCTGGTGGCGGCGTTGCAGAAGTAGAGGCAGTAACAGTAAAAGATACACCTTTTGTTGTCGGTGATAGAATCGCAGCAAACTCCAGTATTGGAACATCGTATGAAATTACTGAGATTATTTCTTCACCCGATGTTAAACCATTCACAGGTAAAGTTGTGTCATCAAACTCAACCGACATTACGGTGACAAACACCCCACAACAAGTTTCATTTACATTCTTATACACACTCGGATCATATTGAGGTAAAAATGGCTAGAAGTATTGCACCATTTAAAATAAACGACGACGAACCGAAAACACCACTTTCAGTTGCTCCATATAACTCAAGGTTTTTTCAACAAGAACTTAATACGTTTGAGGAAGCGAAAAACTACCAATACACGGCATTTAGACCGGGTTATCCTTTGCAGTCGTCTGAATTAGATGAAATTCAAGAAAGACATCATTACAATCATAGTGCTTTTAGTTACATGGTAAACAGTTGGACGGGATTTGCCGGGAGTCCTTTCAGTGGATCTGGTGACGAGGATACAAATTTACAGTATAGTGGTCCTGCTTGGGATGGAGCAACACCAATTATGCCATACAATCAAGCGACTTACATAGAACTTGCAGATGGTGACGATCCAGTTATAACTTTGGATGCCTTTCCTAGTGCGTTGTCTGAAATTCCGGACTTGGTTAAAATCACAGATAATGGAACCACATTAACAATTACTTTGAATGAGGGTATTTACTACTCTTCCGTAAAAACTGGATCGCAAGTTGATAACAACTTTAAATATTTCATTTACTACAATGTTCTTGGTGATGGAACAAATACGGTAACACTGAGCAAACTTGAAACAGGAAAAACTTATGTTGGATTCTCGATGGGACAAGCCTACATTGTTCCGTCAACTTATTCTCAGGAAGATGAGTTTAGTGATGCAAGTTTAAACGACAACTCTTCTGGTTTTACTAACGACGTTGCCGCAGGCGCCGCTCGTGTAAAAATTTATTTTCAACGGGTCGTGACATCAGGGGACTTAGCAGGTGGTGGAGTCCCCGTTCCAGAAGAGTCCATATCTAAAGTTTTGTATGTTGATCACACCAATAATAAAATTCGGTACATGAATGGTGTTCCCGTTGTTGTTTCTGACTCTCTTGGTGCAACCCAGTTTGGAACATTCTCAGAATGAGTTGTGAATATACACAATATGTTCCGGAGGAATTGAGAGGACCAGATCCGGGGATACCGAGAGAGAGTTATTCTTTTCTACCGTCGCAATATAATGGACAACTTGCTCCCCGACTATGGAGGCCAACGGACTTAAGAGGTCAAGGTTTTGTTGTTGTTCACCTCGATCCCCGCAATATAGGTGATGATGGTACTTGGAAAGATCCGGCATCTGGAGTCGAATTTGTTCCGGGTCCAGCACCAGAGGGGGACGAGTTTAGTGATTTAACAAACTCTGCGCCAAAGGTTCTTCCTTCAACTTTGTATGGTCCAAACACATATGAAAGAGCATTATACTTTGATCAGAGACTCAAACAATTTTTGACCAACGATGGATTTTATGGAAAAAGTCTTTTTAATATAAACAAAGGAAAAGATGTTCTTTTGTATGCTGTTATGAAAAACCCATACAATAAAATTATTGAGTATAATGAGTCTTGTGCTGATAATCCAAATTGTGGCGGTTCTGGAACAAATCCAGATGATCCACCAAATTTAGTGTTTCAAACAATGCAAGAAGCGTTCCCAAATTGGCCGGGAACAAATCCATATAATTTCAACGACTGGCCCCAAGGTTCATTTCAATCAAACGGAAGATATGGAGCACTCTATACAGCAGGTGAGGATAGATATTCTATCTTAAATAATTCTTCCGGATCAATCGGAAAACACTGGAATTTTTCTGCTTATTATTACGCATATCCTCCGGGTCAAGCCTTTTTGCCGGGATTCACCGATGTTGAATTTACAACAAAGTATGGTGAGAATGCTGGTTCGGAGACAATGCGATATTCATCACACGTTGGTGCCGTATTGCAAGACAGTGATGGTGATGGTATTCCGGATTTTATTCCAACTGGTAACGGGGCTAGGGTTGAAATCGAAGTTGGTAACATTATGGAATTTAAACCACATATGTTTGGGACGTTCTTACGGCTTTCTCCTGGCTATTCCATGTATCCTGAACTAAATCTTCCAAATAGAACAACATACCAAGATCATACTATTTTTGGTTTGATTGATGGATCTCGTGGTGAGATTAATCCAATCAATAAAATATCACAAGAACAATATGGTGTTAATGTGATTCCAAATCAAAGTAACCCAGACGGTCTTTATGTCGGCCCTGATTATGAAGTTTTTGAATTAAACCCAACGCACATGGGTAAACGAATTATAGTTGATGCAGAAACTGCCGGAGAAGAGATATCAAATTTTTCTACTCTTGTCATTTCTGAAATTATTATGATAAAGGCAACCACACCCGATACTCCTGATCCTGAGTATCCGACAGCATATCTAATTGACGATGAGATTGTTCAAAAAGTCGAGGGGTATCTTGCATGTAGATATAACATACAGGATCAACTACCACAAAGACACCCATATAGAAAATTCTGTCCCGGTCAAGAACCAATTAGGTCAAATCCATCGGAGGTTGGAACAACTCCAGAAACACCAATTGAACGACAAGGTTTCTTCCCATTATACTTGACATCATCGGCGGCGAAACGAGCAAGTCCAACTCCAGGCACTGCAAGAAATAAACAAGAAGAACTTGATGGAAAAATTGGTTTTCATACGCACGTCATCAACGGTATAACATACTACATGCCAAATGGATTAGAGGAACTTGGTTTACAATACCACGGAAACTTTAATCAGTTTGAGCAAATTAGATTTGAATCCGATTTTGGTATTGATTCTCTTGATATTCCAAAGGACAGCAAGGAATACAGATATGCTTCCGTTCTCGAAGATTCTACTCTTTCATCGTCCGATCTGAACTTTATCCAAGAAGAAGGGATCGGAGAACTCAGTGCCATTGGAGAATCTTTTGGTTATGCTCAATTTTATCGAGATTCATCCCCGCTTCCTGCTGGAGTTAGTAGGGCAACCGCACCCCTTTGGAACGGTGCGACCCCCACCTATCCAAATAAATTTTCATTGTTTTATGCAGACGGTTTAATATCAGATTTTAATTCAAAAAAACCCGATCCTCTTATTTTTGAATTAAAAGAAAATGTAATTAAAGTAACGTTTAATGAAGTGGACTATATTACATCGACCAGATCACTTGGTACAAAGGATAATGGATTCAAGTACAAGGTGAGGCTTTCTCATAAATTATCGTCGAAGAACAATTTCGTTCTGGAAATTCCTAGAGCAAAAACGGGAAAAACTTACGTTGGATTAAAAGTTTCACAGAACGAAATTTTCCAAGACGAAGATCCATCGTTAGAGCCTATAAATAAAAGTATATTGGGTACTGGTAGGATTCAAATTATGTTCTCGGAGGCAGTGTATCAAGTTGCCGATAATGCGAGTGAAATTACATCATTTGAGCCAGTATTCGTTATAGATCACATAAATAAAAAGATTAAGTATCTTAATAACTTAACAATCGCAAACATAATCTGAGGTAAGAAATGGGTGTAGAAGACAACGATTTTCAAATTAGCGACTTAACGTCAAACACTTCATTTTTTGAGTGGGCAGGAAAAACGAACACCGACATAATCGGAAAACTTAACCGAATGCGTCTATATGATGGCATTTCGGGAGATGGTATTAATGTTGTCATCGGAACCACTACAATTACAGAAGCAGGATCACCAACAGCAACCTCGATAACTGCGGGTGATATTTTTGTTGAGATGAGTGGAACCGTTGAAAAGGGTGTTACTTTTAATGGTGACGTTACCGTCAATGGCACACTAAATTACGATTTCACCCAAGCATTTGGTGGAGTTAAAACTGTTAGTATAGGTTTTAGTGGCGGAACTGCTGGCTTCACGGCAGGTGATGTTGTTCGTTACGACGCTGATCTTGGTGGAGTAACTTTTGCTCGTGCGGACTCCCCGACAAACGCAGAAGTTCTAGGTATTGTTAACGGCGAAAGAAACAATGAAGTTTCTGTTGTGACTCAAGGATTTGTGGAATTTAATAGTATTAGATTCGGTGGTCTTTCTGCCGGATGTATTCACTTCTTGTCTCCAACTAATCATGGTGAATTGACAAATACTGAACCCACAGTCATTGGACAAGTTTCAAAACCACTTTTCTTAGCGACAGGTTCAACGGGTGGTGTGTTCTTTAACTATCGTGGTCAACACCTTGCTGGAACAGGTGGCACTGGGGATACGAACGCAGATAATAATGCTTTCTTCCTTACGCAAGCAAGTTCTGGTCTCGCATCTTTGGCTGACTTTACTGTTGGTAAAGTTGTTTCTTATGATGGGACTTGGAAGATTACAAAGAACAGTGATGCTGGCTCATTAAACTCGATAATTGGTGTCATCGTCGCAAAACCAAATTCAACAACAGTAAAAATTGTTACTTCTGGTTTTGTGAACG